ATTTACTTGATGAGTTTGGTGAAGATGAAGATTTAGAAAACTGGGATTTAGTAGATGAACGCAAAGTAGACTACGACCAAGAAGAAGCATTAGATAAAATGGTAGGTTTAGCATCTACAGGTAAAGCAAGACCAAATGCAAAAAGTGATTTAGATGGTGAAACTAAAAACGATAATAAATTTATTGTACGTTATCAATATGCACCTTTATCAGTAAGTAATAACTCACGTGAGTTTTGTAAAAAAATGGTAGCCGCTAAAAAAATATACCGTAAAGAAGATATAATGCAAATGAGTAAACAACCTGTTAATGCTGGTTGGGGTAAAGGTGGTGCTGCAACTTACAATATATGGCTCTATAAAGGTGGAGGAAATTGCCATCATTTTTGGTTACGTAAAACATATATGGCAAAAGAAGGTGTAAAGCCCGATGTTAATAGTCCAAAAACAAAACCTGTATATAAACAACAGAGGGCAAATGAAGGCATAAAACCCCCAAGTAAAAGTAAAGAACCTAACAAGGTTTCAATAAAACCAAAAGATATGCCGAATCAAGGATTTGTAAATAAATAAAAGATGGCTGAAGCATTATTTGTTACTCGTAAAGATATTGTAAAATACACTAATGTATCAGGTGGAGTAGATACTGACAAATTTATACAATATGTTAAGATTGCACAAAACATACACATACAAAATTATATAGGTACAAAGCTATATGATAAAATAAGTACAGATATTATAGCTGGTAATTTAACAGGACATTATGCAACATTAGTAGAAACACATATTAAGCCTTGTTTAGTACATTGGGCAATGGTTGAGTATTTACCATTTGCTGCTTATACTGTATCTAATAAAGGTGTTTATAAACATAGTAGTGAAAATGCTGAAAACGTATCTAAAACAGAAGTAGATTTTTTAATTGAAAAAGAACGTACTACAGCACAATACTATACCGATAGAATGATAGAACATTTTAGTTTTTATGCAGCAGAAAGATATGCTGAATACTATACTAATAATGATGATAACGTATACCCTGATAAGGACGCTAATTTTTCTGGATGGGTACTATAATAAAAGTAAGATACAAACCTAAACAACAAAACATAGTTAAGTTAAAAAACTATTTAGAAAGGATGTATAACAAAAACATAAAAAAGTAATTATATATATATGGCTAATAACATAAATTGGGGTTCAATATATTGTCAAATGATAACTGATTCAGGATTTGGTTCTGATACAGCATATTCTACAAACTATATACCTGATATTTCAGCACCTTCGTGTTGGGGTACTTTTGAGTTAACCGCAGATTTAACACAAATATCTGGTACACCATTTTTAGCCGATACAACGAATTATAAAGCAGATGCAACACAAATATAAAATTTAAACAATGGCTAAACAGGTTATTAATATTGGGACTACAGCAAACGATGGTACTGGTGATCCTATCAGGGATGCCTTTGACAAGGTAAACGACAACTTTACGGAACTGTACACAGATGATGCAGGTGATGTAGGAAGTATAACAGCTACAGCACCAATAGCAAGAGATACAGCAACAGGGGCAGTAACAATTTCACTTTTAGATGATGGAGTTACTTTTGATAAGTTAGAGCCAAGATATACAGGAACAGCAACAATAACTGCAACAAGTGGAGCAACAAGTGTTGATTGGTCAACTGCTACAGTTTTTAAAATGCAGTCAGCTTGTACAGGAGCAAAAGAATTTGATTTTACAGGATATAAAGTCGGTCAAGTTATTACTATCCATAACCTTACAGGTTCATACGCTATAACTTTAGATTCAGATGCAGCAACAAGTGAAACCTTTAACAAATTAGGTGGAAACGATTACGATGGTTCTACAACTAACGCTTTAATGATAGAATGTATTGATGATTCTGCAAATGCAATTTTTAACTATTCAGTATTAACTTTTGCAAGTAGTGTAAACCCTTAATAATTAAAATATGAAAGCAATACAAATAAACGGAGCAATAAAAAGATATACTACAATTCCTAAAGCGTGGGGCAATACTATCGGTGGTTTTGACACACTTACTTCAAGTATTTGGCAAGAGGCAGGTTTTTATGACGTTGTAAGTCCAAGTTACGATTCTAATACACAATATTTAGGGGATATAGAATGGGATGCTGATAATAGTGTTTTTACATATCCTATAATTGATAAGACTTGGAGTCAAACAGTAGCCGAGTTAAAAGAAGGTAAAATAGCAAACCTAAAAAGTATATATAATAATAAGTTAAAAGAAACAGATTGGTACATTATAAGAGGGCAAGAAGGTATTGCTGCACCGCAAGATATTATTGATGCAAGGGCAGCTTTAAGAACTGAATGTGCAACCAAAGAAGATGAAATAAATGCTTTAAGTACAAAGAAGGCAGTAGTTTCTTATTCTTTAAATATTGACTAATGAGTTTAGGAAAAAAGAAAATACTTTCACAAGGTGCTTCTGCTCCTGCACCCACACCTTTTGACCCTTTAGAGAACTTTGAAACTGTAACCTATACAGGAAACGGAAGTACACAAAAGATAACAGGGTATATAAGAAAGGGTGCTGCTTTTAATGGTAGTAGTAGTAAAATAGTTTTGCCAAATTCTGTATTTAGTCCGTCTGCATTTACAGTCGCTGCTTGGTGTAATGTTTCGACAACAGGTGCTGAAAATAGTATATTTGAATTTACTGACACAAATTCTGGAAACAATCAAAGTATAGTGCTTTTAAGTGCGGGTAATGCATCTAATTCATCAAGATTTTTAATTAGAAATACAACTTCAAATGAATATAGTTACGCACCAAGCGGAACACCTGCAACAGGATGGAATCACTATTGCTTGACTTTTGATGGCTCTACTGCTAAATCTTATATAAATGGAATTGAGGTTGATAGTGCAAGTTTTTCTATAACAAATACAATAGCATCAACAAGTGAGGTGCTTTTAGGTTTATCAGCAACAGATAGATTTTTAAATGGCAAAATCGACCAAGTAAGGATATTTAACAAAGCTATATCTGGGACAAATGTAGCTACTTTAGCAGCAGAAACCTATGCAAGTTCTACTAAATCAACTACGGATATATTTAGTGATGGAAGTGGTGTTGCTTTATATGAATTAGATGAAGATAGTTTTAGCAGTAACTTTGAAAAAGGTGCTGTATTTCCTAATCCATCATCTTCTTTAAGTGATGGAATTATATCAGGTTATACGCCATCAGATATGAATACGACTTCTTATACTTTTTCTCAATGGGTGAATTTTAGTACTATAAGTGGTGAGCAATATATATTTTCTAATTTCAAAAATACTTCAGGAAGCTATGGATTTTATGCTATAAAATTACAAGGTGTAGGGAATGTAGTAGTTGATTTATTTAATACTTCTAATGTAAACACAAGGATTACAAGTACTGCATTTTCAGCAGGACAATGGTATCATATAGCTTTAACTTGGAATCATTCTACTAAAGTAATGAAATTTTATATAGATGGTTCTTTAGACCAAACGAGTAGTGCTTTAAGTGGAACAGTATCTACAAACAATAATGGCTTAAGTTATGGTAGGTCAGATGCTGCAGCAGTAAATGACTTTTTTACAGGTAAATTAGACCAAGCAAGAATATATACTTCTGAATTAAGTGCTTCAGATATAACAAAACTTTACCAAGAATCAAGCCAAATACCTACCGCAAATTTAGTTGCACACTATAAGTTTGAAGGTAATGCAGATGATTCAGTAGGTAGCTATAATGGTACAGCAAATAATATAACTTATGCAGGTGGTGTTTATAGTGGTACAGCTACAAACGTTAATTATCTTGGGATGGCGTTTCAGCCAGACTTGGTCTGGATAAAATTACGAAGCACATCCTCAAGTGCTGCACCACACGCTTTGTTTGATTCAATTAGGGGTGTAAATCAAATTTTACAGGCAAACGATTCAGCACAAGAAGTTGATTTAGGTAGTCACGGAGTGAGTTCTTTTAATAGTAATGGTTTTACAGTTTCAGATGTTTCTGGAGGGAATAATGCTGTTAACGGAGCAGCAGGTGGTCAATTTTCAGGAGATTCAAATTACGTTGCTTGGAATTGGTACGCTCCTACTTCAGAAACTAATACTATTGGTACGGATACAGCAACTATTAAAAAAAATGTAGATGCAGGATTTTCAATAGTTAATTTTACATCTAATGGTACAACTAATGTAGGACACGGATTAGACGGCGCACCTGATTTAATAATTTTAAAAGGTGTTGATGCAGCAGAAGATTGGCAAATTTACACTTCAACTACTGGCGAGCAAGCTTATTTAAGTTTTTCAAGAAATGGAGGTACTGATGCAGTAGTGGGAAGAGCAGATAGTTTTTCATCTGTAACATCTACAACTTTTACTAATCGGTGGACAGGTTCAACTGTTGAATGGATTGCTTATTGTTTTAAAAACGTAGCAGGTTATCAGAAGGTGGGGAGTTATTCAGGTTCAAATTCGACAAAATCCATAACGGGATTGGGTTTTGCTCCAAGATTTGTTATAATTAAAAATGCTACAGGTTCAGGTCCTTGGGTAATTCACGACAAAGTAAGAAACCCAAGCAACCCATCAACAAAACATTTAAGGGCAAATTCATCAGCATCTGAAGATACAGGTGCAGGGGAACAAATTAATTTTGATTCAGATGGATTCACATTAAATTACAATGGTTGTGGCAATATTAATTGTTCAGGATACACCTTTATTTATTTAGCAATAGCATAATGGAAGAACTAAAGATAGGTTTCGTTAACTTTTTTGCTTTAGGCATTTCTATAAGTGAGGCGAATCCTATGCTTCAGTCAATTAGTTTAATACTTGCAGTAGTATATACATCTATTTCAATTTATAAAAAGCTAAAGTAATGCAGTTACCTAAAAATGGAGTAGCAAAAGAGATAAGAAGTTATGCAGGTAGTTTATTTGTATTTCTATTTATTGTCGGTATTATTATTACCTTTGTACAGTTTCCTGTTTTAGAATCTAACAAAGAAATTGTATTAATGTTAATTGGTTCTATTGCTGCTTCAATACCAGTTTTAATAAGTGCTATAAGCGGTACACGACCTGATGATGTAAATGCTTTAAAAGCTACATTAGAAAAGAAAGACCATCAAATACAAATGCTTGTAGATGCTAAAGATAGGTTAGAAGAAATGGTAATAAACCTACAAAGAGAAATGCTACAAAACCAAGATAATATAATGGATAAAATTATTTTAAAAAGTGCATTGTTTTTTGATGATAAGTTCAATACACCAAAAGGAAAGTTATGATAGAAGTAAAATGTAAGTGCGGATGCACAAATAACCCAGAAGGTTACTGTGATGGTAGCCATTTAAATAAATAAATATGCAAACTTTTATAATTATAATTTCAATAGTAATGTTTTTAACTGCCTTAATGATGGCGTTAACAGTTTACGGTATATTTACAGATAAAGACAAGGATGGTATTCCTGATGCTTTAGAAGATAAATTTAACCAAGTAGTAAGCGATATAAAACAAGAAATTGAAAAGATTAAAAAATGAAATATTTTACGTTAGATGAATTTGATTCACCTGACCACAAAGGTAGTGGTGTTAATATGGATAGTAACTTTCTTGAGTTGCTCAACAACGCACGTGAAATTGCAGGAATACCATTTAAGATCACAAGTGGATACAGGACAGCCGAGCATAACCAAAAAGTTGGAGGTGTTTCAAACTCAAGCCACCTTAACGGACTTGCAGCCGATATTGCTGTTGGATCAGGAAGTGAAAGATACATTGTTCTTAATGCCCTTATTAAAGCAGGATTTAAACGGTTGGGAATTGCTAAAACCTTTATACATTGCGATACCGATTCTACCAAAAATAATTCAGTCTGGACATACTGATACAGTAGGAAGCACACTATGGAAGAATTAATTACTGGTTATATTGCTTTTCGTATGTTAGAATATTTAATTATAAAAATATTTAAAAGTTTTGGCTGAAAAGAAAAAGTTTAAGGATACTCAAGTAGGCAAGTTCTTACTAAACAAGATACCAGATGTTGTTGGAGCAGTAGCAGGTAATACAGCAGTAGGTAGTGTTATACAAGCTATTATTGGTGGATCAGATATGTCTGATGCTGATAAAGAGATAGCACTTAAAAAACTTGAAATAGAACGAGCTGAAATAGATGGTACTACAAGAAGGTGGGTAGCTGATGCACGTAGTGGTTCTTGGTTATCTTCTAATGTACGACCATTAACCCTTGTATTTTTAACTGTAAGCTATGTTATAGGATGGTATTTAGGTTATCCATTAGATAGTAT